TGAATTAGGGTCAAAGTAAACAGTAAAAGGGTTATCAATAGCTCTAATATAGATTTCTTGGTCAAATGAATCGTCTTTAACGTAGTCTGTAGTTACTCGCCAATATCCCCAACCCATACGGACTGCAAAGTCACCAGCTTTGTCATAAGCTTGGTCTGCATCAGATTGGACTTCAATATGACGGAAGATACCTGAAATGATTTCGGCCATTCTTGCGTCTGTTTCATTATTCATGCCATGCGCTTTCATGCGAGGGCGTTGTTGACGCATTTGGTTAGTAAGTTGTCTGCAATAGGCATCAACTTTATTAACTGTTAAACATGGTCTTGCTTCTAAAACTCTACTATTTTGTATTTCTACAGGCCATTGGTCACCTGCTGCAAACTTTAAATCCTCTAATGCTTCACTTCTATTCATTTGGTCTGCTTCATTAGCAAATTGTAAGAATTGAATAGCGTCTTGGATTCTTGGGTCATTATCAACAACTTGAGTTTTTTTCATTCTTGCCATGTTTTATCCCATCCAGCTTGCGCCAGGAGTGTAAATTTGTTTTTGAGTCTTACGTTCTTTCTTGTCTTGAATCATTAATCCGATATATCTAAATGCGTCAGCTCCATGTGAATAAACATCATGGAGTGGCGTTCTGCTAAATTGACCTGTGTCAGGATCAACTTCATATCGGTAGTGACGCAAGCATTGTAACCCATCTGCGCAATTTTCTCTATCAAAATAACAAGAACTGAATATGGTTCTTGCTGCGTTTATGGAATCAACCACAGGAACTCTAGGTAAAATGTTAGTTTTATATCCTGCTGCTCTTACAATATCGTCAATAGAACGACCATTAGACGCAATATTTTTGCTTTCTGCATCATGTGGTAAATGAATAGTGTCATAAACATAGCCTAATTTTTGCAGTTCTTGCAAATAATGACTGATAGTTTTTTGCGTATCTTGCAAATAATTAATTAATCTTGTTTCCATGCCTATAAATTGAACAAACCAAATAGCTGTATGATCTGCCCAACCTAAATCAAATACTGCATGAACAGGCTTGGTAGCGTCATAAGGCACTCTTGTAATTCTGCCTTGTAGTTCTGCCATATTCATTTCATTGGCAAATATAGCGCCATCAACTGTAAGCCTACACATTCCTTCCCATACATTATTATATGCAGCAGGATCACGATTCTTTAACGCATCTTTTTCCATACGCAAGGTTTCAGGAAACCATGGGTTATCTTGCCAATTAATACGCTGAACTATTGCATTTTCAGGTGGCTTTACTACAAATCGTTGATAAGTTTCGTCTGATTCTAATTCAGGGTTAAAGCTTATCCATATTTCTGAATCTTGTTTACGGATAGTCGGTATCAATACATTCCAGCTAGTTTTTGATACTGTTTGCGCTTCTTCTACCCAGCAAATATCTATACCTTCATATGATTTAACATTGGCTACATTGTTTTTAAGTCCTACAAAGGCAAATTCTGTGCCATTTAACCCACGAATAGTTGCTTGTGTTATCTCATAAAAGCCATCTAATCCCATTTCATTGATTTGATCGGATAATAGCTTATGCACAGAATCTTTTAAAGAAGTCATAAACTCCCTGGCGCATAAGAATCTTAATGGCTTTTTAGCGCCTTGAATAAGTAATGCTCTCGCAATACCCCAAGACTTTGCACCGCCTCGGCCACCATACAAAACTTTATATCTCGCTTTGTCAAATAAAACGGATAGTTTATAGGGAAATTGAACGTCAGCTAGGGCGCTCTTTAATTGCTCATCATTCACTTGGTTTTACGAATGTAACTTGTATGCCTTCTAATGGTGTTCCGTCAATATTGCCAAATTTAGTCGTATTGGTTTCACCCCAACCCATTTGAGCTTTAGTCCACCATATTGCAGCAGTCGTGTCACCTGATAGGGCTTTATTGTATAAAGATTTAGCCACGTTAGCAGACGCAGTTGCTTTTCCCACAGCTAATTCTTTTTCGTAATGCTTACGCAAGGTGACATCAGATATGCCCAACAATGCAGCTATTTGCAGTTGAGGCAATCCAAGCCCTGAAGCGCTTAATACTTGCTCTTTTGTCTTATCAGTAGGAACGTGTTCTAGCATCTTTTTATTGGCGTAAAGTGTTTAAAATAATGTCTTTTTAATCAAGGTGTTACTATCTTTGTTAAAGTAAATTCTAATTGAGCCACATCTAGCTTATTTTTATTGCTTAATGTGTCCAATTTAGCCTGTGCTTTAACTTTATGTGTGAATATACACTCATCTAATGGTGAGTGATCGTGCCTAAATACAATAAACCATCTTTTATAGGTCATTTTGTATTAACTCCGCTTTTTTGCCTTTGAAATCTTCCCAGCGTTTAACGATTACGTCACAATATTTGGGATCAAGTTCCATTAATCTAGCTCTTCTTCCTGTTTTTTCGCAAGCAATCATAGTTGAACCTGAACCTCCAAATAAATCTAATACCAATGAATCATGATTAGATGATATTTTTAATTGATTTTCAATAAGTTCAACAGGCTTTTTGGTGGGATGATCTTTTCCAATGTCTCTTTTATGTTCTAATGATTTAGAATAATTTATATCTTTTAAACCATTATTCCAAATAGATGATTTTCTAAAAGTTAATAAATATTCTACATCAGGCCTATGTTGTCCACCTAATGGTATAGCATTTGGCTTTTTCCAAAATAAAATATTAAAACTGTATCCAGCTTCTCTTGCCCAATTCAAATAATCAGGAACTAAATCTTTATTGCAAAATATATAAGAATTCATATAATTAGATTTAAATACTGTTGGAAGCGCATTTAAAAATGCTATTGGGTCAAAATCACATAAATGTTTAATAGCTTCACCTAATTTTGCTGCAGCTCTACCTATAGGTTGGTTAGAACCTCCCTCAGCTTCCATTCTATATGGAGGATCAGTAAAAACTAAATCAACTTTTTGATCTTCAAGCAATTTAGCAAGCAATTCCACATTAGTAGAATCCCCACACATTAACCTATGATTACCTAAAATATATATATCGCCAGGCTTGGTTTTAGGTTCTTCAGGTATTTCAGGAACAGAATCTTCATCGGTTAGGCCATCAACTTGTTCAGGTTTTAATAGACTAGCTAATTCCATTCCATCAAACCCTGTTAAATTTAAGTCAAAGCCTAAATCTTGTAAGTCTTTTAACTCAATAGCTAATAGGTTTGAATCCCAATCCGAGTTTAATGCTAGTTTATTGTCCGCAATGATTAATGCTTTGCGTTGTTCTTTGGATAAATGTGCTAATTCAATGACAGGAACTTCAGTCATGCCTAGCTTTTTAGCCGCCATAATACGACCATGACCTGCAATAATTCCATTATCACCATCAACTAATATAGGGTTGGTCCATCCAAACTCTTTAATTGAAGCTGCAATTTGTGCAACTTGATCGTCTGAATGTTTCCTAGAGTTGTTGATATACGGAATCAAATCCGATAGCAACCTCTGTTCAATTTGCATTAAACTGTTGGTTCTTCAGGCAATGGTTCTGCTGATGTAACTTCTACAGGTGTTTCTGTTGCTTGAGCTTGCGCTTGAGCTTGTGGAATACCTTGTGTTTTAACTTTATTGACTACAGGTTCAGCAAACTCCATAGGTAGTTTATAAAGACCTGCTAATACTAATTCTACTTCTTTGATTTCAAGTTCCAACTTAATAGTGGCCATGATTTTCTCCTAATTAATAATTAAATGTAAAAAAGTGATATATTACTTTTTCTTCTTTTGTGCTTCTCTTTTTACTGAATATCCAATGGCAACTGCTTGCTTAATTGGTTTTCCAGCCTTAATTTCTTCTTTAATATTTGCTTGTAATGCTTTTTTATTTGTTGATTTTTTTAGTGGCATAATTTTATTCCTTTTCCTCTATAAATGCTACATCTTGCCATGACATGATGAGATATTTCTCACCATTATCCATGACAGGTTGAAATTTAAGATATTCGTCTTTACCCATAGTGCCAAATCTGATTCGGTCACCTACAGATACAGGCATAATATCATATTTACCTTCTTTAATCTTTTTACCAGGGCCAACTGCTACTACAACGCCTGTATTGTATTCTTCAGCGTAAACAAAGCCAGGGATTGCTGACTTATCTTCACGTTTTAATGGTTTTACTAAAATTTTGTCTGCAAAGGGTCTAATCATTTCTTTTTGCCTTTCGCTTTTGATTCTTGATCTGATTTCATATCAAGTTTGATCTCATGTTTAACAAATTCAATGGTTATGCGTGATTGATCTTCAAGATATTCACCGCACCAATCGTTTTCATGTTTATTGTAAGTTTGAGGATAGCGATGACATGATCCTAATACATCGCCAAAAGAAAAGAATTTACAAGACTTGCAAATTTCTTTAGAATTTAATACAGCCACTTATTACCTCCATTAATATTTGGTTAGAAACTCCCAATCAAGCTAGGGTTGATTGGGATTTCGTTTTTACATCTTATCTTGTGCGTGTTCCATTCTTTTATGAGCATAACATTCATGTTCTCTAGCGCCACCTTTTATTTCACCTAAAAGACCATCATTTTTACCAGCGTGTGAAGCTTCACGTAAACCAAGTCCATCAGCCTTACCCATACCAACACCGCCTTTTACTGCAACTTTTTTCTTTTCGCCTGATGTATCTGAAGCAAGAACGCCTTTAGGCATTTTCTCACCTGATGCACCTGACTTAAATACTTCTTTATCTTCCATACCCATGATAATTTCCTTTTAATCTTAAATTTAGCTAAATTTTCACGAATTATTAGACTCGTGAGCTTTTATTTTAGCAGAAAATTGAACCTTGAGTAGCTTTATTTCTTCTATTGACCACTTTACTGTTCCGTTATCAGATTCGAGTGCTTCAACAAGCTCCATTCCAATTTTTCTAATAAGTCCGAGTCTGTAGCGGATGAGATTGCCAGATAAATGGGTGTTACAGGCTGCGCATTGTCTGTGGCAGTTATGCTCGTTAAATCGAAGGTGTCCTGCACTTCCAATGCTTCGGTAATGGCCTGCATGATATGATGAGGCACTTGTTGACCCACAACTAATACAACCGTCATTCTGATCCCTTAATCTAATATATTTATTGAATATTACTTGAGTATCTTTAAGCCAATCTGATCGGCTCTTTAATTTTTGCTTTGCTTCTTTAACTTCTTTTCTGACGGTTTTAATTCTTTTGTCTTTAGCTAACTTTAATGCACATTCAAACCCACAGACTTGTTGAAGTGGTTTTGTAGGCTCAAATACATTCTTACATACTTTGCACTTTTTAGGGCGCAATTGTAAACCAACCTGTTGCAATATATTTACTTATTGAATATACAGGATTGCCTCTGTGTGTATGAGTAAACCCAGCAGGAAATATACATAACAACCCAGCTTTAGGTTTTATTTTAGTAGCTTGCCATAAAAATTCTGTTTCACCTTCGCCTTCAGGTATGTCATTAAGATATAAAGTCCAGGCTAATATTCTATTGCATACTGTTGGATTGTCAGCTTCACAATGAAATTCGTGATAGCCACCTTTAGGTTCAGTCTTTTGTATCTTTACTTCATTAGAGTTTAAGTGTATTCCGCTTATTACAAAGAATTCGTCATAATATTTATTTAATGATGATTGAAGCGCTTGATTAACCATAAGCGTTATATCTCTATGATAAAAATGTGCAAAGAATGATGTGTCTAATCTTTTTAATTTAGTTTTAAAATGATCTTCACCACGATGTATTGTATTTGGTTGATTTAAACTAACAAACTTTTCAAACTCGTCAATAATGTATTGGCAATTATCTTTTGACAAAACATTTTCATATAGACCAATAAAATCATTCATTAAGGGGTTTACTTTCTCTTAAGAGGTTCATTTTTTATTAAGGGGTTCATGTTTTAGGGTGAGCCTCTTTGATCATCTTTGATATAGTTTATCTCGGTAAACCTTATACCTAGTTCTGCGCCATAAGCGTATATTTGTTCCATGTAATTACTAAAACCCCATTTAGTAAGCTTGGAAGTTGATCCAACTAGCACTCGTCTGCCGTCAGGAGTTTCTTCGTATTTTTTATAACCTTCTTTAGTAAATTTAGGATCACAAAATTCAGGAAGGAACTTTTCTTTAAAGTATTCATGCCATATTAAAGCTGAATATTGTCTGCCATGCACCCATGCTTGTTGAGCAATGTCATTTAATGGGCCAGCCCACATTAAAGCATTAGCGTTTAATGATCTTGCTTTTTGTTCTTCACGAATAACAACTTCTAAAGGTTTATCTAAATCAATCGGTGCATTTTGTATTGCATTAATTGCTGTGTCTATTTGTGTCTTTCCAACAAGACGGATAGTTTTAGCTAGGTATTCTGTTCTCATTTTGTCCTTTTCTCATAATCATCACGACAATCTAAATTACAAAATCTTATTAAAGATT